AAGAGATTACAAGATTTGAAGCGACAGAGTTTGTGCAAAAATTTCATTACTCTCCGGTGATGCCTTCTATAACTAAACATTTTTTAGGGTTTTTTGTTGATGATATTATCAAAGGTGTAATAACTTTAGGTTGGGGCACACAACCTAGACAAACAATAAATAAGTTATTTCCTGGTTTAGAATCAAAAGATTATTACGAGATAGGCAAAATGTGTATGGACGAAGACATGCCTAAAAATTCAGAAAGTCAAATGGTATCTTCTGCTATAAAATGGTTAAAAAAAAACCATCCAAATGTCTCTTTTTTATATACAATGGCAGATGGTATAATGGGTAAATGCGGATATGTGTATCAAGCCTCTAATTTTTATTTTGGAGAAAAATACTGGACAAATGTTTATTTAATGGATAACGGTGAAAAATTACACCCAAGAAGCACCAAGTCTTTACTGGTAGAAAACGCTAAGTTTTCTGGTAAAAAAAAGTTATTTTGGTTTACAACAGATTATATGAAATACAAAGGTATTAAAAAAATAAAAGGTTATATGTTTAGATATATCTATCCTCTAAATAAAAAGGCAAAAAAATTAATGAAAACTGGTTCTACTTTAAATTGGTCTTTAAATTATCCAAAAGATTCAAACTTAGAATGGATAGATGCTACTGATTCTAAAAATAAAAAGAAAATTAAACAACCTAGTTTTACTTTTGAAAAGGCAAAGTATAATATAAAAAATATAGAAAAACACAATAGAAAAAAATCTTTAGGTACACTTGACAAATTTTTATAGTTGTGTTAGATTAGTAGTTGCGGATATAGTATAAAAGTATTATTCTGGCTTCCAAGCTGGAGAAATTGGGGCAGTACCAGTTATCCGCTCCAAATATTATGAAATACAATGAAGATAAAATCTTAAATGAGATACTTGAATATATTAAATCGACCTATGACCAACACTATTCCACAGGTAAAGATGGATTTCAAGTACAAGACTTATTTAAGACTTTAGACATTGGTAAAGATTTTTGTCATGCCAACGCAATTAAATACTTGTGTAGGTATGGTAAGAAAAATGGATATAATCGTGCTGACTTGTTAAAAGCAGTGCATTATGTTATATTATTATTAAACTATGATAAGGAGAAAGTGAAATGAATATAAGTACAGACACTCTGACTGTTTTAAAAAACTTTTCAGAGATCAATCAAAACATTTTGTTTAGACCAGGGTCTAAAATTAATACAATATCTCAAGGTAAAAACATTGTCGCTCAGGCAGACGTATCAGAAAAATTTGATATGGAGTTTGGTATATATGACCTACCAGAATTTTTAAGAACGGTAGAGATGTTTGAGAAACCAACTTTAAAATTTAATGGTGGTGACTACGTAACAATATCAGACGAAAAGATTAAACAATCTACAAAGTATTTCTTTTCTGATAAATCGGTTATACTTACAATTGAAAAAGGTATAAACATGCCAGATAAGACTGTAGGGTTTACACTTAAAAAAGATGACTACGCAAGATTACAAAGGGCGTATAATACTCTTAACACACCAGACGTTGCTGTCATTGGTGATGGTAAAGTTATTAAATTATCTACAACAGATAAAAAAAACAAGACCTCAAACTCTTACTTTATGATTATCGGTGAGACAGACAAAGTATTTACTGCTTATTTTAGAGCAGAAAACTTTAAGATTTTACCAGATGATTATAATGTTACAATCTCTAAACAAAAGATAAGTAACTTTGAAAGTAAAACAAGAGCGATACAATATTGGATTGCGTTAGAACCTGATAGTACATTTAATTAGTCTGAAGCGAGTGTTATATTATGTCAGACTTTTTATGGGTCGAAAGATTTAGACCAAAACAAATACAAGACTGTATACTACCAAGTGAATTAAAAAATACTTTTAAACAGTTTTTAATCAAAAAAGAAATACCAAATCTACTACTGTCTGGTGGTCCTGGCACAGGGAAAACTACTGTCGCAAGAGCTCTCTGCGAAGAATTAAAGGCAGACTATATCATCATAAATGGTTCAGACGAAGGTAGATACATAGATACACTACGAAATAAGATTAAAAACTTTGCCTCGACAGTCTCTCTTACGGCATCCGCAAATCATAAAGTTGTTATTATAGACGAGGCAGACTATATGAACGCAGACTCCGTTCAACCTGCGTTAAGAAACTTTATCGAAACATTTTTTAAAAATTGTCGTTTTGTCTTTACTTGTAATTACAAAAATCGTATCATACCCGCACTTCAAAGCCGTTGTACAGTAATTGATTTTAAAATTATAAACGGTGAACGTGTAAAGATTGCGACAGAGCTATTAAGTCGTCTAGGTTCTATACTTGATGGTGAGAGTATACCATATGAAAAAAGAGTATTGGCCGAACTAATACAAAAACACTTTCCTGATTTTAGACGTATCATAAATGAATTACAAAGATATTCGGTAAGAGGTAAGATTGACAGCGGCATACTGTTTAGTCTATCCGAGGCAAATACAAAAGATTTAATTACAAAACTAAAAGAAAAAGACTTTAACGGTATGAGAAAGTGGGTCATACACAATTTAGATAAAGAACCAAGCTCTTTATTTACAAGTATCTATGACATATTATATAATTCGCTTGAGTCAAAGTCGGTTCCTCAGGCAATACTAATTATCGCAGGCTATCAATATAAATCTGCCTTTGTTGCTGACCAAGAAATTAATATGGTCGCCTGTTTAACAGAGATAATGGCAAATTGTAAATTTAAATAAAATGGCAAAACAGTTTATATCACAAGAACAAAAAAGACGTTTGAGAGCAGAATGTTGCTTCACAGCTTTAAATGCGAATTATAAAAATCAATTATTAAAAAATAAAAATAATTACGAAAATACGAAAACTATTTTGCACTATATGGAAAGAACATTTTACGAGGCTATTTTTGCATCTCCTCCTATAAAAACTGGAATTCATACTGAGTGTGCAGAATTAACATACGATCATTATATGAGTCCTCAAATATGTTCTAATTTTATTTTTGACTACGCAGATGTTTTTCTAAAAGATTTTAAAAAATTTTATGAGGTGTTTGAATTAAATTGTAGAACAATTTTAACAAATAAAGAAATAAATATGTTAATTAGAGGAAAAAAAAAACGTATGGGATATACCTCTGAAGAGGCCTATCAAAAGTCTGGTATAAAATTATATATTGATGGTATAGAAATATTAAATCATAAGAAAGCACTAGCAATACCAGAAGTAATTACTGAATGGGAAAAAGGTTTTAAAGTTAATAATTTTAATTTATTTGTAAATCAATCTTTTGAAGTGCCACTGTCACATCAAACAGGTAAGATACCTGAAAATCTATTGTATTAAAACGAGTTATGTACGAATTAAAAGATTATCTAAAGGCGATTAATGAGACAAAAGAACTGTTATTAGACAGTGATGACCCTATGTGGGAGAAAAAATATCCACCATACGTTATTAATCGTTGTCTATCAGTCTTTTGGGATACGATAATGCCTGTAAACGAAATGAATGGTTTACACTTTCTTCCTAAAAAATTACAATTTCATTTTTTAATAAATACTATAAGAAAAAAGAAAAGGTTTGGTGGTAAGTGGTTGACACAGCCCAAACTTAAAGATTTAGATTATGTAAAAGAATATTATGGATATAGTAATGAAAAGGCGAGAGAGGCTCTAACAATACTATCCAAAGAAGATATTGAAAAGATTAAAGATAAATTACAAAAAGGTGGGAGAACTAGATGAGTGAAATAAAATGGTCAATAGAGGATATGTTAGAGGTGACCATCAAACAACCAGATGATTTTTTAAAAGTAAGAGAGACACTTACACGTATCGGTGTCGCATCCAGAAAAGATAAAACGTTATTTCAGTCTTGTCATATATTACATAAACAAGGCAAGTATTACATTACACACTTTAAAGAATTATTTGCACTTGATGGAAAGACTGCGACTCTTACAGAAAACGATATACAAAGAAGAAATACAATTGCAGTATTATTACAAGATTGGAGTTTAATTGATATTGTAAGTAAAGAAAAGGCAGAAAACAGAGCGCCTTTGAGCCAGATTAAAGTATTACCATTTAAAGAAAAAAAAGAATGGAATCTTTTAGCTAAATATAACATTGGTAAAAAGATAGTAAAAGAAAATGAGAATACAAGCGATGGTGAATAGATGCAAGTTCCTACATTTAGAGATTTTATAGACGAGGCAAAAAAGTCTAATGATGAACCAATTACGGTTGCTGTCATTACTAAATCTGCGCCTAAAGTAAGACAACAAAAAACTGGTAATCGTAAATCTAAAAAAGAAATTACTGTAAGTTTTATAGAACGTTCTTGTGAAAAAAGAAAAATACCTTGTTTTATAATTAATACTAAACACTCAATCATTACAGATAAAGACGAAGAAAAAAATTCATTGACCATTTATAACTATGATGGCCAAGATGGTAAACATACATTTATAGGTAAAAATACAGTTGTCATTACACGAGCTGGTGCCATTGAAGACGAGGCGGGTCTATCTTTAATTTCTGCCTTTCAAAACTCTGGTGCATTTATGTTAAACACAAGAGCCTCAATGTTAAACTGTGATAATAAACTTACGTCGGCTCTATTGTTTGAAAAGTTTAATATACCTACACCTAAAACTGCTTTTGTATCAAATGAAAAAAATATAGAAAGCGCTTTAAAAATTATTGGTAATAAATTTCCAGTCATTATAAAAACTTTAACAGGCACACAAGGTATCGGTGTTATAAAAGTAGATAGTTATGATTCACTTATATCAGTAATACAAGCTCTTTTTAAACACGATGCAGAATTATTAATACAAGAATATATGGAAACAGACTTTGATATAAGAACCTTTGTTGTCGATAATCGTATATTTGCTTGTACAAAAAGAATAAAGGCAAAGGGTGAATTTAGGTCAAACGTACATAGAGGTGCCGAGGCCGAACCCTATAAGTTAACAAAAAAAGAAATTGAAATAATTTTAAGAGCCGCACGTGCATCAAAGGCGTATATGGTCGGTGTAGACCATATCATATATAAAGATAAAGTTTACGTATTAGAAATTAACGGTTCGCCAGGTACGGGTGCAGATTACGAAGGATATACCTATGAAGACTATACAGAATTACCAAATAATACTGGCCCAATCAAAGGTAAACAATTAGTAGATAATATTATTGAATATATTTCAAAAAGAAAAAATTGGGATAGACAATCAATCGTTGAGGTAGGTTATATTGAAACGATAAATCTTTCTTTAATTGGTAATGTTAGAGCAAAATTAGATACGGGTAATGGAGCAGATACTTGTGCATTACACGCCGAAAATGTAACAATAAAAGATGGTAAAGTGAATTGGAAATATGATGGCAAATCTTATACAAGTAAACTCATTGGCAAGGCAAAGATATTTAGAGCCAATACTGATGATGCAGACGCCGAAGAAAGACCTGTAATTAAAATGGACTTAACGTTTAATGGGTTTACGTACAAAGACGTAGAGTTTGGTTTAGATGAGAGAAAACGGTCTCAAAATGATTTACTTTTAAATAGAGAAATGATACGAAGATTTAATGCGTCAGTTAATCCTAATAGAGAATTTGTATTAAGTAGAAGAATTAAACCAATTGACAAAAAATAAAAAGTAATATATAATATCATTATGAGTGAAGTGAAAATTTTTAGATTATC